GAGGTCGAAAGTACCAGCAGTAGCGGTGTTTGAAACAGCACCTTGCTCAGCAACCTTATAGATGGTTCTGATGACTTCACGGTTAATTTCAGCAAGAATCTCAGTTGACAGAATGTTTGCCAACTCAGCTTCTGCGTTCAGACCATGGATTGCCTTGAGGTCCTGTGCGAGTTCTAAGGAGTACTCTGCCTTCAGAGCTCTTGAACGTGCAGTTACGGTGACTTTCTCGATTGAGAAAGCCATCTGGTTGAATGCATTAGTACCCGTATCAAGTGCTTCAGCACTCTGGGTCTTCATGCCCTGACCAACGTTGTATCCAGTGGATACAGCAGAACCAACAGGGTTCAGAACTGAAGGGTTAGTACCTGCTTGTGAGGTAGTACCCATACCAGCAACACCATCGGTGAAGTCGGTGAGGTTGAATCCTGCGTCCTGACCAGAGAATGCGGTGTCTGCTTCGTTGTAGAACGCTTCAGTACCATTCTGGTTGGTGTACTTCGAACGCATTGCGAAGATCAGTCCAGTAGGACCGCTCATTGGCTGAACACCTGCGAGGTCATAAGCGACCAGGTTAGGCATTGAACGTCTGATCAGTGAGATCAGAACGGGGTCGAAACCTGCAACAGGTGAAGCAGCAGAACCACTAAAACCAGCATTACCGGTTGAAGATGGGTCAGTGTTTACGTTTGGTTGCTCAGTCAGCATTCCGCCCTGTTCGAAGGCAGATTGCTCACGGAGGAATCTTTCTTGGTTTTCCAGCAGGACAGCGGTTACAGCTCTCTTATGAGAATCTTTGATTGACTCAAGTCCCTCATAGTTGAGGAGAGGTGCCCACTTTTCCTGCAGATGCTCTGATTGGAACATTTGCGTTTACCTTAGTGAATGTTTTTGTTTGATTTAATGTTAAATTCAGTTTTTGTTGCCAAAAGAACCCAGGGTTCTCAGGTATGCAGACATTGAATTTGAGTATGACTCATGCTGAACATCTACACCCTCAGAAAGGGTTTCGGTTTTAGCAGAGGAAGACTGTGGTTTGGAGGCGAAATACGACTCCTTCAGTGTCTCCAGCTTTTCACGATATTCTTCTTCACTTTCAAACTCAACACTTTCAGCAAGTGAGGCGAGCTTCTCTTTCTGAGTCTGTGCAAGACCTTCAGAGACTTGATCTAAGATTCCATCAGCAACCGACTCTGCGAGACGCTTGTTAAGGGAAATATTTTTCTCAATCTGCTCGTTGAGTTTTGTTTCCATGTCATCAAGTTTTTCTACCATGCTCTCAAGCACATCATATTTATCTTCAGGGATTGATACATAATGATCTTCAAAAAGACCCTTCATTCCTTCAAGGAATGATTCGGTCATTTCGGTCTTAAGACCTTGTTCAATGGCGAGTGCGTTCTCTTCGAACCACTCGTCAGAAACATATTCCAGATAAGAATCAACACGCTCAGCGAGTGACTCCTTCATTTCTTCTACTTCTTCTGCAAGAGCAGCAGCATACTGTTGCTCAAGCTCTTCCTTGATTGAAGCAACCTTCGAACTGATTGCTGCCTCAAAGATGGTTTTTGCTTTTTCTTTGAACTCTTCAGAGAGTTCTTCGCCACCGAGGAGAGCATTGACATCTTCTTCGATGTCATACTCAGCAACAGTTTCTTCCTCAGCAACTACTTCATCAGTAGTCTCTTCTTCTTCCTCGATGACTTCTTCGGTGGAGAGTTCTTCTTCTTCCTTCATTCCTTTCATTGGATCTGCTGCCTTAGCGCCTTTGTTTACAACATCCTTAACTTGCTTAAGAGTACCGCCAGGAGTCTTCAGCTTTGCTGAATCATCATCTGGACGATAGTTGTCTGGGGTAGGACCACCAAGATCCTCTACGCTACCAAGTTGAGTACCTGGATCAGACATTTTTGGCATTCCTTCTGCTGCTTTTGCACCTGCATTAACAGCAGTTTTGGATTGCTTAGTGCCTACTTCCATTTCGTGTAATTTTTTGCCACTAGACATTTGAACTCTCCGATTTACCTATGTATAATCTATATTTATTTATTAAATTACAAATTTGACAAGAAGTTATTAAACAAGTCTAATTTCTTCTCATCAAGTTGTTTTTGTGTAACAAGTGTGTTAATTTGTTTGTATGTTCTTTCAGCATACTTCTCACGAAGAATACCACCATCCCATACCCACTCTTTTCCTTCCATGATACCTTCAACGAAAGCATCAGGAGCAGAAGGATCAGCAACGATATCAGCAGCAGTTGCTAACATGAAGTCGTCACCAACAACATTGATTCCCTCTCTTGTCATTTTGAGTGAACCAATACCACGAGAGGAAACGCCAAGTTTTACACCTTCTTCAATCAAAGAAGATGCAATCTTACCCATGGGGGTATTTAAGATTTTTGCTTTACCAATAAAGTTAGAACCACTCTCTTTCAGAGAAACGATTTTGTGAGAAACACGATCAAGGTTTACAGTTGGACCATCTGGATGTCCCAGTTCTCCAAGTGCTCTACCTGCTTGAACGTGATTTTCGCTATATCTTTGAACTTCACGACGAAGAGTTTCCATAGGATACATACGACCATTACGGTTCTTGATGTTTCCTTGAAGAAAAACTCCCTCAATATACATTGATTTCTTGCCGTTCTTCTGTTCGACAAGAAACTCTACTGATTCGATTTCTTCTCTAATAAGTTTCATCAGGCCGCTCCGCTTGTTTGTACTTGTTGGATATATAACGAACCTGACCCAGTTCTGGTAACAGCAGCAACTTTAAATGATTCTCTTAAATTTGCTTCAGGTGTATTAAATGCAGTGGTTATACCAGAACTATCATGGGTAACAACAATTCTTGTATTATAGTATCCACCAACATTTGCAGTAGTGTTTACTGACTCAACTGCTTTGTGCGTGAAATCATAATATGATTGACCACTCACAGTTAAAGATACAGTATCACCAACTGCAAAAGGAGAACCTGTTCCTTCTGGGAAATCAATGATGGTTGTAGAACCAGTAGTAACTCCCACAACTCTTTGAGAAGCTGGTTTGCTAATCGAAATAGTTTCAGGATTACCAACCGTAACCAGATAATCTTGTACAGTTGCAGTTGGATTAGTTCCGATAGCAACATGAGCATCGTTACCGATTGCAACCACTCTCAAAGTGTCTGTTTGTTTGTTCAGGGCAATTGATTGAACACTGGACGAACCAGTAACAATTGTTGAACATAATCCTACTGGTTTATGTGCCATTATTTTTTAAAAGTCATTTAATAGTTATTTATAAATCTCTATACACCATCATCATCGGATTCATCATCAATTTCTACTTCATCTTGACCGAATAAAGAATTCGCTGCTAAAGGACGAAAAGCATCTACTCTTTCTGCAGATTTGGCGAATAAAATATCTTTAATTTTGTCGCTAATTTGAGAAGGTGACTCATCAGTAGCAATCATATCTAAAAGTTCTTCCATTTTAATAAATCAATAGTTAACTACTCGTATTTATATTTCACCGCCCTTGGGCAGTTCTGGTGCTTCTGCTGCAGAACCATCAATTTCTGGTTCCATCACAGGTTTGCCCAGATCCATTCCTGATGCGCTATCTAAAGGCAAACCAGTTTCTGGATCAACTGGAGCATTTGGATCTGGAATAATTCCATCTTTAATTTCTTTCTTGATCAATGCGTCTTGCTCAAGAATTTCAATATCAGTTTGACGAAGGATCTTACGTCTTACATAATCCTGAGAGAAATACTTACCAACATATGGTTCTGCAGTTTGAACCATTGTCAGTCTTTCGTTAAGAAGTTCTGCTTCTTTAAGTTCAGAGAAATGATTATCATAGAGGAAGTCATATTGAATATGCTCACTCATTACTTCCCAATCTTCAGGAGTAATAATATTTTTAAGAATGAGTTGAGTCTTCAACATGTCATTAAACATATTGGAGAATCTCTTTCTCAAACGACCAACAAACTTGGTAAACTTGAGTTCATCTCTCAGGATCTCAGAAGATCTCCCCAAGTTAAACCCACCTTCTCCATCCATTCTTGATGGGGGAAC